TTTAATAAGACACATTTTAGAACCCAGGATATCCCTTATCTCATAATCCATTATACCACTTCTCCATATCTCGTTTAATCTTGACAAAGTAATTCGGTGTCATCTTGTAGTAGCCAATTCCGTAAGGGCGCATTTTATTAATCATCTTATCATACTGCGGATAATCACTGATTGCCTTATATTTATTGGTATCAACCTGATCCAGTCTATCAATCCATGTACCTAAATAAAAACCCGAAGGATACCCTTGACTTTTAAGTTTTGCATTTTGATATGTTACCCAACCCGACAAACTTCCTTTTGCTTCTGATATAGGCCTGTCAATTAGTCCTCTTCTAATTAACTGTCCTGTACCGCCACTGCAGTTATAGAAATAAAGTTTTGAACCTTCAAACTCTACCCCAAATAAGTGCTTGTAAAAATCATCATTGGTCTTAATCCTAAAAGGCATAGCCAGATAGTGGTTTGCCTCTACTGTAAACAGCGGAAACTTATCCAGTACCGCCTTTAATTTACCGAGCCAGCCTGGACTTACCACAGTATCATTATCAACCTTTGCTACATACTTATATCCCCTAAACTTGTCAAAGAACATATTCATCGGAGGTACAAGGCCGACATTCGTTTTGCTGTGGTGTATTTCTATCCGGCTGTCATCCAGACTATTGAGATAATCAGTAGTTTCTGCATTTGAACCATTATTGAATATAAACAGCTTGAACGGATACAGGGTATTTTTAAATATTGCCTCTATCGCCTGCTTTGTATATTCCAGCCTATCTAAGACTATCATCAGGATCGGGACAGGTTGTACATCAATTATTGTAGTATTATCTATGTATATATTCGGGTCTTTTTTTCTATCAGTAAAGGCCATATCATTTTTAACCCGGATAGCATGACCGTCTATGCCAAGTTCCTTAAAGGTCGCCCCGCCAAAATGGTGGACATAACTATTCTTTACATGATAACTTTTAAACCCTGCCTTATGCGCTCTCCAGCTAAAGTCCTTTTCTTCCGTTGATCCTATCGGGTAACGGCCTACATCAAATACACCTATTTTATCAATTACCCTTTTTGCCACTAAATAACAAAACCCGTATATTTCAGTTTCAGCTATTACATTCGGCAGTGTCTTACTTATCCTGTTTACCTCTTCCTGTGTTATTCCTATACGTTTAATACGTAAATCACGCATCATCTGCTTTCCTGCGCACCAGCAGGTTGACGGTCCCACTATGCCGGCATCAGGCATCTTAAAGCCCTGCATAAGCTTGCTTAACCAATCGGGACTGACCAAAGTATCAGAGTTTAGAAAACATATATAATCACAGGTAGAAACCTTAATACCCTGATTACAGCCATAAGAAAATCCCTTATTGTCCTTATTGGTTATCAGGATAAATCCATGTTTGACCTGACTTTCAGATAGATATTTCTTTGTCAAAGGACTTGAACCGTTATCTATGATTATAAGTTCATAGTTGGAAGTATACTTTATTATACTTTCAAGGCATCGCTTGAAATAACTCAGGGCGTCTTTTACAAGTATAATGATTGATACCCTGTCATGCCCTTTAGTTTTAACAGATTTGATAGTAGGTAAGTCTTCAATAACCTCTGTGGCAATACCCCTGTTAATCCACCTGCCGGCTACATTATTCGGAATATCCGCTATCTGTCCCGTCGTATAATGATTCGGTGTCAGGTTCTTCTTCTGCAATAATTTGACTTTCAACTGGCTCCTCAATCTTTACTTTTTTACGATAAACCCTTTTAGGCTTTTTGATTTCAGGTTCCCTGAATATTATTTCTTCGGGTACTTTTACAGGTTCAACATATACAGAAGCCCTACCAAGCCTGATATATCTTTGCGCTACCCTTAATGGCGGATTAATTACCTGCCCGTTGCTGTTAAGTTTTATTTTCATGTTACCTCTTTTAGTTAGGGGAGAATTTCACTCCCCTATTTTTGACTATCTATTTGTGTAAAAGCACATCATAACCCAATTACTTTGGCAATAGCATTTTCATCCCTTATTGCAAAACCACGTCTTATCCATGCCTTGATTGCAGTCTTGTTTTCAGTAAATGTGTTATGTTCACCGACAACAGCTACATTACTCTTGGCTAATCTAAGTTCATTCCTAACACCCTCGAATAGGTATTCCCAGTCAGCTACAATCAGCTCATGCCCGGTAGGTGAACCCTGATCTACCATGTTTCTTGTAAATCTTATGGGATATCCAAATAAGGTTCCCGGTTCTTTAGCGTTTCCAGGTTCAAATATTGGTCTGCCGTCATCATCTCTTAAATCCCTAAATCTGGCCTTTACTGTGGGGTGTGTTACGAAACCAATATTATCTGTGAATCCATTATCTTCAAGCCTGTTTAGAGCCTGTGAACAATCGGCAACAAAATCAACATTATCTCCCAAAGTTATGGTATTAGCTAATGGACAATCCCCGGATATTGTCTGAGCAAACGGAGTAGCTGCAAAATAACCAAGATATGATTGTTCTAATGCCTGAATTAGTGCAGTTTCTATTTCCTTTCTTATCAGTGCATCCATCGCAATATTGGCATCCTCAATCAATATATCACTTGCCAGCACTATTACTGCAAGTTCGTAAGCCGTGAGTACTATTTGTCTATGTGTTTCATTGCTTACAGTCTTTGCTCCACCTTCACCATCTACCCATGTCATCGTAACATCATCAGCTAAGGCGTTCATCCTTAGTGTTGCACTTGTCATAGGTATTGGTTGTAAAAATGGAATTATAGCGGATTTATTCGCTATATTCATGAACATTGTACTTGCAAGTGGCTCTGGTACTAAATATCCACCAGCCTCATCTTGCATTGTGTTTTTAAATCCTAAATCTGGACTTGGCATTTTATTATCCTTTCTTATTTACCGTGCAAAAATTCACTCATTAATTTATCAGCGTCTTTTGCAGGGTCTTTATCAGTTTTGGCAAAATTGCCGGAAGAAGGATTTGTTGTACCCGAAGCAATAAGATAAGGTTTTGACTTCTCGATATTATTCAATATTTTATCAACAGTTTCCTTAGTTACCTCTTCTTCACTTTCAAGCTCTTTTTTTGCAAGCATCTTTACTATATCCATGTCGTTGAAGTTCTTACCGCTTGCCGCTGTCAGGATCATATTGTCAATGTCCCTTGCTTTTGCGCTCCCCCTTTCAAGTGCCAGTGCATCCTCAAGTTCCTTGATTTTCTTCTTATCCTTTTCAGCTTCGGTAAGCTTTAAATCTTCAATCGCTTTCAAATCTGCTTCGAGCTTCTCATTCTTCTTCTTCCTTTTGATACTTTCAGCTACCACAGCGTTATACGCTTCCTTAGTGTAAGTATCGGTTTTTGCGTCATCATCATCAGATGAATCATCTTTTACCACATCAGCGGTAATATCTTTTGTCTTGTCTTCTGCCATCAGGCACACTCCTTTAAGTGTCTTTGCAATAAAAAAAGACCCCATCAGGAGCCTTTAATTTTGCTATGTTAAAACTTGTTAATTAATTATTTACTAAAAATCTTTTTCCTCTGTTATAAATTCAATTGTGTCTTTTTTAAGTTCACTTTCAACCAACTCAGCTGTCATTTGGATTGTTGCTTGAAACAAATCCTTTGTTGGTAAATAAATTACTTTGAAAAATTTAATTGGTATTGTGTCGCCACTTTTTAAATGTACAATCATTTCTTTTGGATATTTCATTTAAGCCGCCTTATAAATATTCTTATACCAGTCCGCAAGTTCACTATCGTAACCGCCGTTCTGGAATGATATCCAGCGGTCAGTAAATTCTGACACTGACAGAATAACGGAAACCGTAGTACATCTGCATTGAGCATGATAACCCGGCCATCCCCCATCATTTACACTCTTACCTTCTTTCGGTGCGCAAATCTCACAAGCTCCCGGAGAAGTTAAAACTAAATTATCACTAACTCCAGGATTTCTATTACTTGATAATCTATCAGCCTCGTTAAATGCAGTACTCATTTCGGTTCTCAATAATCTTGATGCTTCAAATCCAACACGCCTGCCGTGTAATGAAGTCAATTTTGCCGGAGTATACTCTGGATTAAGCAAGTTCTCCAATGCCGATATAGTAAGCTTATTTGAAGCGGCTTCACCAGAGATTATATTTTGCATCACAATCCGCTCAATCTCCTGCTTTGTACGTTTATCTAACAGCCATACCCGATCAGATAACTTTAAGCCATCAGACCAGATTTTCTGGTAGGTGTACTTTACCGCTTCATTATTGACCTTGCTTAAAATCCTTGTAAGTTTTAGATCGTAGCCAGCTTTCTTAAGGCTTGCCTGATACTGGCTCATGGCAATTTTATTGACTTCTTTACCGAGGTTAGCGGATTCAATAAGTGCCTTATCAAGTACCCCCTGAAAATTATCGGTCAACCTTGCCGCTTCCCGGAGTAGTGAATTAATCCTTATCTTTGCATTGGCAGCGGTAAGTGTCTTATCACCTATAATGTCTTTTGCCCGTTCCTTGATTTCCGCTGCGGCCTGGATATATAGCCTTGCAATTTCCCGTTCCTGTAAGTCGGTAAGGGTAATAAAATCTTTGCGGTGTTTTATTAGATATTTTTCAAATTCATCAGACATTTATTAATGCTTCCTGTTTAAATGTATTGGCAAGTCTTTTATTTGCTGTGTCTACGTATTTCTGTTCTTTTTCAATACCTATAAAATTACGGTTGGTATTTATACAAGCTATTGCTGTTGTGCCAGAACCAATACAATTATCTAAAACTAAATCACCATCATTTGTGTAAGTTTTAATAAAATACTCAAATAGCGCTACTGGTTTTTGAGTGGGGTGTAGGATTCCGTGTTGGCTATTAACTACATTAAATTTCTGAATACTTCTGGGGTATCTATCTGTCTGACCTCCACCTATTATTTGCTTAAACTTTCCATAATTAGTAGTTTCTTTTAATCGTTGCCCATTTACATTACTTGGCTTATGCCCTATTGTTTTTTGAGCATTGTAGGTTGGTAATTTTTTATAAAATACTAAAATATTTTCGTGGGCTTTCATGGGCATTTTCTTTGCGTTTAAATGTCCACTTGGTCTATCCTTTTCCCAAATCCATTCGTATTTTAACCACTCCAAATTTGAGCATCCAAGCACCTTATCAAAAGGTGTTTGGGCAAATAATACTATCACACCATTATGCTTTGCCAGTCGCCTATATTCATTCCAAAGCAATTTTAAGGGTATTACGGTATCCCATTTATTTCGGGTTATGCCATACGGTAAATCACATAAAATCATATCTATGGATTTATCTGGGATTGACGGCATTAACTCTAAGCAATCACCTTGATAAATTTTGTTAAGGTCTAACATCTATTAATTCCAATTACTTTATATCTGCTAATTGCTTTTCAAGTTGTTTAAAATTTCTAAAGGTTTTTAATTCATCATCCGTTAATGGTATCCCCCTATAAACAATTGGTTTGCATATTTCCTTTTCAGCAATTTCAGCAAGGTCTTTGGCTATTGTTTTATACCAATCTGGGGCTTTGGGATGATTCTTAATCAGATATTCATAAAATTTATTTTCAAGTTCATTCATTTAATAGACCTCCCTATTTAATTATATTAAGTCCGTAATGGTATAGTGCTATAAATACGTCAAACACCTTGATTATGTGAATTTCTTAATGCATCTATATTTAAAGCCTTGTCGTATTTGACCTTTTCCTCAATTATCTTTGCAATCTCAAGTTCAGGGTCTTCTATCCCCAGTTCATTCATGGCGCTTGTTACACTTTCAAATCCTGCTGCCACCTTCTCTGAATGTATCTGTACGGTTTCAAGTTCATTGGCCGGAAGCGGACTGTGACTTATTACTTCAATATCCAAATCATCGGGTATCTTATAACCCTCGTATATCGACATCATCTTTAGCACACCCATATACATTTCCCTTAACTTAGCTTCCCATATCACATTCTTTTTATTGGTCTTAGATATGATGGCTGCAAACAAAAGTTTAAGCGCCACACCTGAAAGATTACTAAGCCCCGATATTTTATCTACTGAAAGATTTACCACTTCAGAAAGTTCGTATAGTGCAGCCAGTAAGCTATCTACGAGATACTTTAATGAGTCTATATACTGGAACTCTGATTGTAGTTTAAACACTTCCGGCTTTATGTTTTCGGTAGGTGATACGCCTGTCAATGCCCATGCTGCCCCTGCCTTGCCTGAAAGTAATGGTTTACCATCAGGGCCAAGTGGAATCTTAGCATTTAAAAATACCGTTATTGCAAACATATCAAACTTCAAACTGTCGGATAGATCGGAATACTTTTTGTTAATCTCATCAAGTATCGGTATCTGGTCCTTAAGTTCGGACAGTCCACATACCTCGCCTATCTGCGGTAGATTGGGGATTATATATACCGGGATAAAATCAAGCCACTTGCCGTTATTGCCCAAAGGCTGGTATTCGATTATAACTTCTTTAGGGGCGTTAATCTGCTTTAAGTCGTATATTGCCTCTTCGATATAACAGACTTTATTTACCAGTTCAAATGTCTGCTTCCAGACGGTATTCTCATCTTTAAAGGCAACGAAATGAACCTTGTAAATATTCTCATAATCGTCAAACTCCCACAGCGGAAAACATTCTATCCAATTACGGGGCATAATCTTTACTTGCTTTTTTTCTACATCATACTTAAGCTTTATTGGGACCGCACCGGAGATATTACATTCGACTGCTGACTGTAAGAGCTTAGAATCCATAAGGTTCTTTTTGTGTATCTCGTACAGGTCAACTTCTATCTCATCGGCTCTGCCCTCCGCTTTATCAGAGATGCAGTTAAAGTCAATCGGTATTTCAAACTGCCAGCTTGCCAGCTTATTTATAATATACCGGGCATAATTTATTGTAAGTTTAGTAGGCCTGTAATCCTTTTTATTAGCATACTCCGGGAACTCTGCTGAGATATACTTGAAGCTATCCCCATCGTAGTAATCCGCATATTTTATCAGCCTGTTGATTTCAGCCAACTGGTGATCCTTAAAGATTGTCGGTGCTGTGGGGTCTACGATATCTATTAACTTAGAAAAATCTAATTGCATCTTTTATCCCTCATCTGGAATTGTTATTTTAATTTCAATTGCTTGTTCTTTTAGGGTATCTAACATTTTTTGTTCTTTTTTATTAATACTAATATAATAGTTTTCCGGTTTACTTGTTTCGATTAATTTTCCAAGAGTTATATCGTGATTTAACATATTATCCAAATTACATTTATAAACGTATCTTATTATTTCCATTTTTATTCCTATCTTAATGAAAAATTTAAATTTGATACTTCGGGATATTGTGATTTCATCTTACTGTATGTCCCATACCTGCCAGCGTCCATTCCATGATCAAAGGCTTTAACCGGGTCTTCAAGTACGATCCCGTTCTTATCTTCCTTGCGCTTATACCCTTGAGCTTCCTTGATTAAATTAGCGCCTATCAATCCCACTAAATGGGACTTACAAAAATTAATCCCATCCCGGACATCGGTTATAGCTTTATGGATGTTAAAGCCTTCATTGTAAAATTCCTGTATTGATCCTGGCTCATCTGTACCGGCGTAAAATTCCCTTGTCAGTTCATCTGGAGGCAATATCTTTTTAGCTTCCTTTATAAACTCCGGGGTAGTCAGGCCTTTCTGGTAGATAAGCTCTTCCCACGTGACCTTTTCACCGTCAAGCCAGTATATTTTTATTAAAGCGCATGGACTTTCATAGCCCCAATCTATACCGTAAGATATGTCCTTGTAATTCTCTGGCGGTTTAGATAACGCTTCCCAGCCGGAATAGATGATATTCTTAAGTATGCCCCACTGCCCCAGCGCATAGACCTTGTAAAAGTTCTCGTCCTTGTTTATAAGGTCTTCAATGATCTCAATATCGGTATCACTGGCATAAGGATTATCCTTATAGGTCGAGTGGTGCATTGCCGTCATGCTGTCCGGCTTGTCTTCCACTTCCCTTTTAATCCAGTGCTGGGCATCTACGGGATTGAATGATAGAAACATCTGGTTTAATCCATCAGTTGCCCGCCTCATCCTAAGATTCAACTGGACATAATCCTCAAATGAAAGTTCGGTCGCTTCTTCGGGCCAGATATAATTAAACTCGGAACTCTTAATCTTTTCAGGGTCGTCAAGCCCTTTAAACAGGATCAGGTTATTGCCGTACTCATAAGTCAAATCTGCCCGGTTATGCTTCTGTGGTAGATCGTACTTGCCTATCAGGTCCTTGATTAACAAGTAGCATGAGTTCCTTAAAGCCGGAGTAGTCTTCCTTAGAATCAGGATACGCTTATCTTTTTCCTTGTAGAACTTATTGAAAAGTAGATGCTGCGCTATTGAATATGACTTACTGGAGTTTGCCCCGCCCTTGCAAAAATTAATCCTGGCTTTGGTTTCAAGTAGCCATTCAAAAACCGGAGTATACCCAACATTAGTCATCTTCTTTTAATTCGTTTATATCATCTTTATTTTTAACGGGTGATAGTGTGATATTTACAATCTTATCCATGCCCTCGATTTCGGTATGTGTCTTATCAGCTACAAATTTCTTCATTACATTTAAAAGCACATT